TTAAATAACTACAATTGCGCCATTTCTTAAATTCAATGCACGACTTTCTTTGTAGATGATTTGATCACATGCTTGCTCTGTTATCGGCTTGACCTCCAAATTATTGCAAACATGCACACTCTCCTCATAAGACAGTTCTCTCAGAATGACCAAGGCATGATTGATTGCCTCTTCTTCATTTGCCCCAAGTCCCAGAATAGACGTTCTATAAACTGCAACAAACATGAAAAACTCCTATAAATAACGTGTAAAAAATTTCACACGTATGCATTAGGAACTGATCGCGGTCATTAAGTTACTGGTGAGAATAAGAGGCGAGATAGGGCGGATTCATTTGCTCTCTATTTTGATAGACACTAATCCGTTTCCTCAAATCACGTCATGCGAGTTATTCAATACATCACAACCTATGAGATTAATTGCCCTTAGCTATTATTTAGCGAAAAAGAGCAGCTTGCGATAATTGGTTCAGACCAACATTGTCCGATCAAACGTCATCACCTTTGAGGTCAATTATGTATAACTTCACCAGACCAACTTGTGCGGCGACTGCAATCATTTATCTGGTTGAATTACATCAAGCAGACTTGATGTTTCATGCTGATGATAGCCCTCAAGAGTGCGTATTTGGCAGAGAAATCGCATCAGAAACACTAGAAGTGATGGACCAGTATATGCAGAGAACCCATACATATTTGGAAGATCCGCACGTAATCATCTATGAGCTAAGTAGATCGCCGGACGATTACTGAGACACGATCCAATTCACCTCTGGCTCTTTAAGCAAACATGCGATTTTAATCTTTTTTGTCAATCCTCCAGCCGCATATCACAGCGCCAACCAAATGGAATTGTCTCATCTCTTTTTTAGAACTCTCGGATCTCCAGTAAGGACGATCAGTACCGCTCGGTCAATCAGCACACGACTTATCGCGTTCATAGTCTTGCAGTTGCTTTCGTTTCATGCGGTTGTCCAAAACTCGGTTCCACACCATGAAGAACGCAGCAACCACAGTCAGGATAATGAGCAGTGCCTGAAAGAACGGCTCTAGGAAGTTGGCCCAGTTTTGGGCTATCCAAGCTGCTAGAAAGGTCAGTGCTGTGCCTGTCTCTGATTTCTGCATCTTAGCCTCATTCAAGGATATGGATCTTCTGGTGAGTAAACTGTGGTCACAACTCCAAACTAGAACGCCTTAAGCTTCGTTAGTCGAGACAGCGCCCTCACGCTGCACAAACGCCTGTTCTCCCTGCACGGGATAGCTTTCCGGCCACCGGATATCCAAGAGCCGCCGCTTTGAGACTTTCGTGATCGTGACTGCGTTGGACTGGTTCCCACCCAGCACGTGATAGTGCCCTGCACTCTCGGAAACATAGAAACCGACATGCCCTTTCCAGCCGCGAGGACTTCCACGCCAGAACACGAGAATAGAGCCTAGTATCGGCTTATCTAACCGCCTGCCGTATTTCGCCCATTGGCGAGAGCCTAGAGGATTGGCGGGCGGGCGATCAGAAACAAGACTCATGCAATGAGCAACAAACAGACCACACCATGGGGTTTCATCGCTCTGGTAGGAGATGCCTAGTTTACTCGCCCAGCCCATAATCATTGGATTGTGCTTTGGTCCCGAGATTTCCTTGGTTCCCAGCAGCCGACGCGCCTCAACCAGCCATGGTGGCTCACTGCTTTTGATCGCCTTGATTTTGGAGCTGAGCCAAGCCTGATAAGCAGCTTCAGATAGCCTGCCCCAATCTCCATCTGGTTTGCCGGGATTGAACCCGAGATCCTGCAGCATTTCTTGAGATTCAAAGTCTGGTATCCGTCCCATGATCACCTCACAAAAAAGGCTCCCTATGGGAGCCGTAGCTGCGCATGTCGCGCTGTTTCAGAAAGAGATTTTTTGATTAGTTGGCGACGCGATAAACAATCACATCAAACCCACCAGACAGACCGCTTATGCTTCCCGCGCTGTTCAGCCTCAAACCGTTGAGCGAAAAACTCGCCTTGGATTTGACGTTCATCCCAACAATGTTGATGTAACTCAAGTTACCTTGGGTGGTTCTTTGACCGACCACCTGAACGACATAACTTGTATCTGGCTGAGGTGTTCCGAAGGTGTAGGTTGCTCCAGAGCGAGTAAGATTAAAGGACGCATCGTCCTCGATATTGGAGTACAGCGCCACGACCTGAGGCTTGCTTACAAGCGTATTCAATTTCGCAGAGTTTAGTTTGGGATCTGTGACAGCCTTGCTCTTTAGCTTGCCAGTGCTCACTGAGCTATCAGTCAAGTCATTCATGCCAACTTTTGATGAGGTTGCAAGCGCTCCTAACCCCAAATTGGATCGAGCTGCTGATTTACTCGAAACATCACCAAGGTTGTTTGCCTTATTGAGAAAATCGCTTGTGTCTGGTGTCGCCAAGATCCAATCACTGTCATCCTCTGAATAGACCTTCATCTTCTTCTCGACAGAGTGAAAGCAAAGCATACCGTCTTTGAGTGGACCACCTTGATTGTCGGTAGATGGATTCACATTGAACGAACCAAGATAGAGCTTGTTGAACCGCTGGAACGCTAACTCGGAAGCCTGCTCGACTGCGGCCTCAAGGTTGCTCAATGCCTCCTCAGCAGCTTGCTTTGCTGTTTGAGCCTGATTACGAGCAGCTATTGCAGCTTGCTTTGCTGCCAGCACCACCGCCTCGACATTAGCCGGGTTGAGAAGCACGTATCCATCCTGCCCCGGAAACACCGCGACCATTGCTGGGTAACCAGCTTGCAGATCATCTTCGCTCAGCTCATTACCAAGGCCGTTGCGAACTGACTTTTCGACGCCCTCAACCGTGATTGTTACAGCGCCAGTATTATTGTGTGCAGGCACAAAGAACGCCAACTCAACCGCTGACAAACTGACGCCCAAACGAAGCTCAGCGGTAATCGCGTTACCGGTCCCCCCGATATTGACCAGTCTCGTGATACTGTCGGCTAGGTCGCGCACATAGTTCCAAGTGTTACCGAGCCACTGGTAGTAACCACTCAAAGCTTGGTTTGGATCTCCACCCACAATAGCCGGGGTGTAATCCGGCTTATTAGTGACCGTATCCAACTCAGCTTTGGTTTTTACAATCACCGCACCAAGCGCTGCGGCGATTTCCATTTGCCCCAGGTAAGCAATGATTTCTTCTTTTTTGGGCTTGTGCGGATCTGTGCTTTCAAGTCCGAGAGTCTCACGCGCACGCCAGACGAATTCCTTGGTAAGGAAGTTCATTGCCAACTCCATTTTGAGAGGAAATTAAACCGCAGCTATAAGAACAGTTGAGCTAGACCAATCGCTATTTTGCCCAAAAACAGAGCGTGTGCGCATGCGGAAGCGATATTCAACACCCGATGTGAGGCTGTCGGTTTCAATGGTCTCTTCGCCATCATTGGCCTGCGCATACTTGGCAGCACCACCGCTGGTTTTCACATATTCCAGCTCATAGGTGAGCGCCTCGGAGAGCCGTGTAAAACTTGCTTCCGCGATAGTACTTTGCCCCTGCTGCTGCATTTGAATTGAGAAGCTATCAACACTCGGGATTGCCTCAGATGCAATACGCTTGGGAGGATCACCTTTTTCGCCCTCATCTTCAGGCTCATAGGCAAACGGGTCTCGCGGAATAACCATCGCCTCGAACACATGCTGGAACGTATCCAGATCCAGAGTGGGAGTACCGTCTAACTCAAGATAAGCATCGATAAGATGTGGTGGATCACTGATCTTGATGAACCTTCTTAAAGGCACCTCTTGGGATGCGAAGTAGTCGCATTTCACACGCACACGAGGTGCATTCACTCGGATAGCTTTGAGCGCTTGCAAGCGCCGCATGTGATTATGGCGCTGCACGCAGTCATTATCGACAGTACGCGACCTGGGATCGTCTTCCTGAACATATGGATCGCCTTCAATGACTGCATCATCTTCAACATAGTGAAGCTCAGGATTGACCCAGAGACCACGCACCGCCTTGACGCTGGAGGCTGCATTGCGGTTTGGCAAGAACTCAATATCAACGATATCATCTGTTTTCAGGTGAATATCAGGCTCGACCCATTCCCCAGCATGAACGGCAACCTTTCCATCTGCATCGGTATATAGAAGCAGCTCGCCTGCCTCATCAAGCATCCGGCCAACCTGAGTTGGATCGTTGTTTTCGCGGCCACGGAATCCGCCATGATAACGCGGCTCCATATCACCTTTGATGTTCTCAACCTGCTGATCGCAAACGTCCGCAGCATAAGCCCAACTATCAAGATTGATCTGCGAGATCTTCAAAGCATTTCCATAAGGGGCAAGAAGATAGTCAAGCCGTATGAGAGCAAGGTTTTCGCTAAATCTGACCTGCCCATCTCTGGGATCGAAAATCTTCTTTCCGCGAATGGTAGAGGATAGTGTTGGGTAGCCATGCGGGTAAACCGTTCGATGACGCCGGGCACTCACGCTCTTACACATCATCAAAACACTGGCGATATTGTCGCCGCGATGATCCTCACTCCAGATATCATCGAACTTGTCCACTAGCTGCGAATAAGGAACACCGACCTGCGTCCCAACGCGCTCAATAAGCATCACCTTGGCATCACCACCAAGACGATAATACTTGGATGCATCCTCATCATTACTCAGCGACTTGGTGACATTGCCATCTGCATCAATCTCTACAGGATCATCACTCAGGAAGTGCGCGACAAAGCCATCAATCTCATGGGACGCATAGGCAATCACCATATAAGCCGTACCGCTGCGCTCTTCCAAAAACGTCATGTCGCCTGCAATACGCACAGTGCCATATTGATAGGACCGCGATGGCACATTTTGCTTTTGCACCACCTTGCCATCAGCTGCACTTGGAATAGGTGCAGCATTGTCTTTTCTCTGCTGACTGCCAAGCAGGGCATTCACACCCAGCCCAATACCAGCGGAAAGGCCAACTCCAATAATCCCAACACCAATTGAGGACACCGCAGCCCCCGCAAGGATCGCTTGCGTTGCAACAGAGGCCCCAACGAAGGCCGCGCCATTTGACAGAACAAACGCAACAGCAAATGCAGCAGTAGCAGGCATCAGACACTCCAGATTTTAAGAGCAGGCGCGTGAATAGCTTCAAAGCCCGAGTTCCAGTGAACTTGCCAGTGCTCACCATCCCAGATCGCACCCCACTGCCTGAGAGGGGAATGAAGGCTGCCGATCACGCCAATATCGCCAGTCTTTCTGGTTTGGACCTCATTCAGGCCCGCAATATCTGCACACCTGCCAACCAGCTCTAAAGCACCGCCAGCTTCAATAATCAGCTGTTTCATCTGCTTTTCTGTTGAGTAAGTGCCACGCAAATGAACGGCCCCATCAGGGTATCCATTGGCACTCACCCAATCAGCAAGAACGAGGCAACAGTCAGCCGTGCCCGGATCAAAAGACAAGCTTTGTCGATCTGCCAGCCAAGCCTCCAAAAGACTTATGATCGCGGCCATGGGATTGTCTGCTCACTCATCAAAGTAATGCGCTCACACGACAAATCAGGCGGTAGATCTGGATTGACCTTGAGCGAATAAGCTCGTTGATCAGAATCCGATAGCACTGCGTTGCGCCGTGATTTACGAGCATGAAAAGCATTGCCCACGACCAAGGTCACATTATGCAGAATTTGAGGCTTGTCTCGATCATTCACCGCCCGCTTGCGGAACTTCAGGTCGATCACCTCGCCCGTGAACTTGACGATTGCTCCTGGAGGCAAAGGCTGGAAATATTGATCACAACTCTGGAGCAGGATTTGCACCTTTGAGCCGATGACATCACTCTCCTGCGTCTCCTCATAGGCCAGATCGGCAATTTGCTGATCGACACCGGACAGCCCCATGTCCATCGTGGTCGCCTCACCAGAAAACGCATATTGGATCGTTGTTAAGGCAGAGGCCGGAAGCACCCCGGCAGGTCGCCAGTGATTTCCATCCCTATCAACGTAAGGATGAGAGCCAAACCAGAAGCGAGCTGTTCCAGTTGGAAAATGCATCGCCACAAGGATCATGATGCTTCGAAAGGTCATGGAGCAGACGCCTCGTCCCAATAATCAATAGCCTCGACAAAGTGCACGCTCTTTCTGGTGAAGCTTGAGCTACCGAAGTTCAGATCCAACTCACTGTCACTGGCAAGCTTCATGAGGCAGCTCGGCTCTGCCACATTCAGCAGTGCACCCGCCGGGATCTTTGCTCGTACAGCCGGGAAAATAGGTACCCGCACCACATTACCTTCAGCCTCAATAATCGGCCCAGTGTTATAGAGCGCATGCAAATAACTGAAATAGATCCCGGACAGCCTCAACCCACTTTGCAGTCCGCGAAGCTTAAGCACTGTTGCCCCTAAATATGCCTCTTCTTCCAACTGCACAAAAGCAGGTTCACTCTCATAGGAAGTTCCATCGCTGAACTCCGTTCCATCGGCATGAGGCACATAGGACCGCGCCTGCTTTGCAAGTTTTTGTACCCGTGAAGTCACATGAGAAACAGAAACGATCACAAGTCCCACTTGCCCTTGCAAGGCGACCTCAATCCCGTTCCAAGCTTCTTCTTGGCGCAGATCACGCCTGCGCAACACGATATTGGGGATGACAGCTCTCCAGAAACCCAAGTCCGTCCGTGTAACCAACTCACGCCCACCAAGTGTCATCCCACCAGTGTTGGTAGTTGGTCGTTTTCTGAAGGTTGTCTTTCCTTGGCTGGGAAGCAGAGAATGGGGCCAATGGATCACATTAGTCACGGAAGCCACCTCCCCGTTCCTGCTCATACATACTGAAGTCACCGACAGTATATTCACGGCTATTTTGGGTCGCCGCTTCAATGATCATAGGTGCCGCTTCCTTGACCACGTTTCCGGACACACTCTCAATCCGAGCTTCCAGATCAGGGGTAACTTCAAGGATCACGCGAGAAACCATCTCACCGCCCCCACCGCTAGATTGAGGGAGCTTGTGGAACGGAGTGATTGTTGCCGGACCTTCGATCAGCTCAGGAACACCGCCCTCACCCGCAATCCCCCATTTACCAGCCCCCAGGTTGCCCCCTTCCGCAAAAAAACCACCAAAGCTGGAGAGCAAGGTTGAAATGATCCCACCAATGTTGCCGCCACCGCCAACTGAGCTGGTCATGCTGGACACAGAAGACTGCAGCAGCATCTTGGCAATCCCCTTGCCCATATTCCCAAGCACATCAACAAACCGCTCACCTTCAAAGATGACATCTGTTAGTGAGTTGGTGATGGATTGATTGACGCTTGCCATCATGCGGCTATGCCGTGTCTGCTCTTCAATCTTGCCTGTTAACTGGGAGACTGATTTTGACCGTGCCTCGATCTCTTCGCGAAGCGTCAATCCGGTTTTCACAGAACGCTCATCGAGATCCAAACCTTGCTGCTTTGCCATATCAAGCAGTTTGTATTTTGTGGTGAGCGCTGCGACTTCCTCACGCGTACGACCAAGCATCTCAATCCGGCGCTCAAGCACTGTGACTTCCTGATCACCCATCCCAAGAACATCCGGCCCCTTGTTGGCTGCTGGCCGTAAAGCCTCCTGAAGCCGAGCCTGTTCGCGAGCCATGCGGATGTACTCTTCGCGCTCTTTGGCAAGCTGAGTTCCACCTGTTGGCCCGACCTGCTGTGCAAGCGGATTGACAGTGCGATCAAATTCCAGAGCGGCCAAAGCGCCAGCCCGAGACACCGGATCATCTTTGTATTTTAAGCGCACCTGAGCGTCTTCTAGCGAAGTCAAACCATTGAGCTTCATGGTCTCCATCGCATCCGCTGCACGGCTGATCTCATTGGCCATTGTGGTTGCATCTGTCGCGAGGTCTTTAAGTTGCACGCTGTCAGCAGCGGCTTTGAGGCGCTTGGTTGTGTTCGCTGATTGGCGAGCAAGGCTTTCAACCTTCGCTAGCTCCAAGCCAACTTTTGCGATCTTATCATCAGGAAGCCCCGTTAATATCGCACGCATCTTCGCAAGCGATTCAGCAACCTGTTCCATGTTGCCGCTTGCCCTTGCCCCATCAAGCGTAGCCATCTCAGCAGCCCAGACCTTGACGAGATCAGAAGATTGTTCCAGCTCTGCGTTGAGCTCTTTCAATGTGTTCTCGACACCTTCAAGCCCGATAGCGTCAATCGACCGGGACTGACTGAGTGGGTTGCTCAGCTGCTCAATGCGATGCTGAATAGCCTGATACTTCTTAAGCTGAAGATCCAGCTCTGCAAAAGCTGCATCTCCGCCCAAGAAGTCCTCAAAGAAAGTATCTAAAGCCGTGTTGGTCTTAGATTGAGCGGTTTGCGCATCCAGCTGAGCCAATGCCCCGACCAGATTAAGCACAGCGCTTGTGACCTCACCGTAAGTGTCTCGCAGGTTCTCCAATCCATTCTTGGAATAATCAGAAATGGTACTCTTCGCTCGCGAGATCGCGCTTTCTGCTTCATTGAACGCCTTAGTGAAGGCATCAACTTTCTTGCTGGCGTTTTCTGCATTGTCGCCCATGCTCAGCAGTATGCCAGCAAGAGGGAAACCAATCCCAGCAATCACACCCAGAACAGGCATTAATAAACCAACAGTGCCAGTCAAAGCTCCAAAACCAGCAATCAGCTGCGGAATCTGTTGCCCCATAACCCGCATAGGGTCAGTACCCATCTCGAACTGCACCGCCATATCAGCAACCTGATTTGACGTGTTCTGGATTGCGAAGCGGCTACCTTTGGAGACGTTAAGGAAGCCCTGCATCTCCTTACCAGCACCTTGAGAGGCTTTCCCGATCTTGCCAAAGTTATCGTTCATCCCGCCAGCAGATGCCTGAAGTTTCGCAAATTTCTGTTGCGTTTGCTCCAGTTGCTTCTGAAGCTTTTTATTCTCCGCAGCCATCCGATTGGCCGACTTCACTGCAGCAGCCTCGGAACGAGACAGCTGATCGTGAAACTTCTTATATGTGACTTCAAGAGGGACAGTGAGGCCAGAATTCTTTGCCATCAATCAAAACCCTTCAATGCCCAGTTCCCGCAGATCTTCATCTGAAAATTCATCGCTGGGGCTCCCAGATTTGCCGCCGTGGGCCTCACTGTAACCCTCAACACAGGCCACATATTCCCACAGGCTCATCTGATCGATTTCTCGTGGAGTGAAGCCTATTACGGCCCCTCGTTTGTAGAACTTGGAGAACTGCCAGAGTTCTCCTCTAGCTTCACCCCCGCCTGCTCCCCCACGGGATCATCATCCTCGCCCACGAGTGCATTGGTCAGAATCTCAATCGCAACAGGTTTGAACTCCAACACCCCGTGCAACTCAAACAGGTGAAAAACCATTGGTCCCGCCTCTTTGTTTGGCATTCCCGCACCGATCAAGCCTTGGCGAATGGTCTCAATCAGATCATCAATAAACCAAGTCCCAGTCGTGATGCGCAGGAGGATGACTTCAGGGCCAGCATTGCAGTTTTTCTGCAACGCACGAAGCTGACCGATGTTCAGCACAAACTCGTGCTGACCACCAATCCATTCAATGCTTTTGGCTTCCATGGATTAGCCTCAAGCTTTGTTTTCGATTTCAGGAGTACCAACCATGTTGATCGCAACGGTTTGCGTCACACGACCTTTGCCATCAGGACGCGCCTGATCGAGCTGCGACAAGATCGCCGGAGCTTTCTCCCATTCAGGATCACCAGAAGCAGCCTTCAGGTTACCTAGACGCACAGGCAGATGCTTTGCAGAATAAAACCAATTCAACATCTTGCCATGAGACTCTTGTGCCCAGGTTCCTTCTGCCGAAACCGAAACCTTCACAGAACGTACATCACTCAAGATCTCATTGGGCTTGCTTTCGTCATCACAATCCACGACCTCGGTCTCATCAACATTCGCCTGCCGCTGGATCGTAACTCCTTTAAGGCCACAAACCCTGGCGTAATTGCCATCTTCTGCAAAATCGATTTCAAGGACCATTTCCTCAAAACGCTCTGTTGTCGGCTTAGTCATGACAAACCCCTTTCGTTAGTGAACTTGGATTTCGAATGTGAACTGCAAAATTCCGTGCGTTACGCCCTCTTCAGGATCTGGAACAATCCGCTGAAGCTCTAGCTCTGTAAGCACGTTACCAAAGGAAGGAAGAGGAAGCTCAGCACCGCTGAGTACATTACGCACCGCTCGCAAAATCTGCTTTGTGTGCACTCTGCCGGGTTTCTTTGACCAGCAGTCAATTTGAAGTGTGATTTCTTCGATGGTGAAACAGTCGTGATGATCCTCAAGCTCATCTTCAGGACCAAGGCTCACATAACCTTGCTGCTCTCCCCAAGGCGCTCCATCAGAGGAAGCTTTGGTGCTGTCATAAACACCATGCACCACCTCCATGAGCGCAGCGTCTCCCTCTAAAGCAGCAATCACCGCCTGCTGAAGCTCCAGATCTGGATTAGCCATCATTCAGAACCTTGATTGCCTTGTTGATGCGACGGGTAATCAGTGACTTCGCCGCCCGACGCTGCGAGCGGTAAACGGGATAGAAGAAAGGATTGGCTTTACGACCTTTGGTCCCAAACTCTTGGATCAAAGCATTTTGGAATTTTATGCCACGCTTATTGGTGACCATCGTGGTGTTGTTACCCGCGTAAATCACGACGCGAAGACCGCGTTCGGATGACCTCACTTCGCCAATCGCCATGGCTCCTTCTGGAGGTTTACCCCACGTCCAACCGATACTCGCCAGCAGTGCCCCCTCATCTTTGGGAACCATTTGACGCATATGCTGGGCGATACGTTCTGCGGCTTCCTCCATGGCTTGCCGAGCTGCGTTTTTGACGGCATCAGGCAAGATCTTGCGCATGAACCGCCGAAACTCCTGCTCGCCTTTAACCATCGATATCACCGCTCTCACAGGTCAGCTCAAAATAGAGTTGGTCATCTGTCGGGATCTTGCTGCGAATTGCGTAGATGGTACCTGAGAGAAGATCTTTCATACGCCAACTGGTTTGGATCGCCTCAGTATCTGGAGAGCGCCAGATAGTAACCACAGTCGGCTGAATACCTTCGAGGCGGGCACCGATCACACGCTCACCGCCGCGTAGAAACTTGAAGTGCGCACGCTCTTCAAAGCGCGGCTCGTAATCAGAGACGTGGTTGCCATAACCATCAGACTTCGACACCAAAGCATCGAACGAGACGACCTCCCGCATTGATTTACTGGTCATCCGGCAAGGTTCCTATAGGGGGTCATCATGACTTCATAAGCAGGAGGTGGAGGAGCATCACCACCCCGGCTGGTGTAGAGCGCAAACACATGCATGCTCAAACACGTCTTGATCGGCTCAGGAAGTCCATCGGGAAAATCGACTTTGAGATCCCGCCGCAGATGTTGCGCAGCAAACACCTCAGCCGTGCGAATAAACGTCAGGAGGAGATCGTCATCATGACCATGTGAGATGGCCAGATGACGCTTCGCCTCTTCCAGCTCGATCAAAGGCAAAGTTAGTCTCCATCCTCTTCGGATTCTTCCTCCCCTGCGTCTTCATTCGCAGGTCCAGTCAGATCGAGATACTTGATACTTTCCGCCTGCACTTGCTTGGCAGTCAGTCGCTTCAAAGGCGCATCATCACCTTCCATCAATGGCTTGATGACTTTTCGGGTTTTGGCGTCTTTTTCATTGACCTTGTAGACACAGCCAAACCGGAAGGTACCAAGCACCGTATGGCGTGTTGAGTTCACTTTGAGGTACATGCTCATTCTCCTGAAAAAGGCTCTGCAATCAGAAGATCGCAGAGCCAGTTGGTGGCCTCGGTTATTCCAGATTACCCGAAGACAAAGTTGCCCTTCACCATCGCCGCAGCACGTTTGATTGCCAGAGCAACCCGTTTACGACCCTTCATGGTCAGCATGTCTTCAATGAAGTTGGTGTCGTGCTCGGAAGAAATGAGCACTTCGGTTTCCTGACGGTCATAGTAAGTTCCCGCCATCGCCAGATCGCCAGTCAACCACTCGCCCGCAGACATGGTGTTGGATTCCACCACATCCTTACCCCAGAGCATTGGAGTGCTCATTGAACCTGGGTTACCGAAGATGTATCGGTCCTGACTATCTTTCAGGAGGTCAATTGCCGCCCAATCAGTCGGGTTCATCACAAAGGATGTTGAAACGTAATCCGCCAATGCGACCTGCAAAATAGCAAGACGCAGACGATCAATCCGCGTGGCATTGGGTAGGCCAGCAGCAGCAGCAAATGCCACAGCCTCAGTCAAAAGCCCCTTCAGGTTTTCACCCTGCCCATCACCAGCAAGGATCTGCTTTTCTTCTTCCAGATCCAGACCATAACGAAGCTCGGAGTCGATCTCCGTTTGCAGGAAGTCGGAATCTGCCAGAGCTTCTTCTGTGATATTGGTAACGTGGGCAATCTTTTTGACTTCAGAGGTGGCCTTCTCCCAACCAAAGCTGGATTCTGGCATTGTCCCCTCTTCGGCAACCATCGCCGCCTTATTGTCACGAACTACCTGCTTGCGGTACTTTACCAGATCAGAACTGGTTTTGCCCTTGGTCAGCAGATCCCGGATAAGCAAGCGACGCCGAGGCATACGGATCGGATCACGTTCTTCTTCATGGTAGATCAAACCACCAGCCGAGCCTGCAGCAGTGGTGATTGCATTCGAGACGGTAATTCGCAGATTGCCTCGTGCACCACCATCGGCAAACGCTTTGATCCGGTCATCTTCTGCCACGAATGCCTGACCAAGTGTCATCACCGGGGTAGAGCCGCCGCCTCCAATCCCCTCAGCCACTTGCTGTGAGATTTCCAGTGTCTGACTCTGGATGCCTTCCAGAGTATTTTTCAGTTCAGTAACCGAGTTGCTCAAAGCCGTCTGCTCAGTCAAAAGCTTGTCGGCCTTGTCTTTGGTTTCCTGAGAAACCTCACCAGAGCGCTTCGCTTGCTTCAGAGCCTCTTCCGCCGTGCCCTTAACGTTATCAGTCACATCATCCAGCTGCTGACTAACTTTTTTCAGCAGGTCTTCTGTCGTCATGTTGTCATTGCGTACCGACCCGACAACAGCATCAGGGCGAGCAAGAGCAAGTGCCGCCAAGCAAATGGCGGGCATGAGTGATTTCGTTCTCATGAATGTTCTCCGATTTACATGGAATCCAATTTATCGAGGAGGCTTTGCACTCCTGCTCGAACGGCAGCGCCAGACTTGCCGGATGGAGCAGCGCCAGACGTGCTCCCTTTCAAAGCCGCACAAAGTGAGCGACGTTTTGATTTTGGTACGTTGAGACGCGCAAGGAGGATATCAAGCTCCTTCTGCGCAGCATTTGGTGAGGGCTTATCGGAAGCTTGGCTTGGAGCCTGCTCAACTTCATCACTTGGAAGAAGCGCATCTGCAAACCCTTGTTCAACAGCACTCTCACCATTGATCCAGGTCTCTTTGTCGAGCTGGTTGCTCAGCTCTTTTTCCGAGATCTTGGTGCGTGCGTGATAGATGCTGACTGCCGCATCATCAAACGGCTTTAGCCAATCGGCAACCTCAAGGAACGCATGGCGATCACCGCATGCACAAACCCATGTGTTATGGATCATCAAGAACGCCGCTCGCCCGATCTGGATTTCATCTGCTGCCATTGCAATGACAGAAGCTGCCGATGCTGCTAACCCCAGCACCTTCACAGTTACCTTTGCCTTGTGCTCACGCAGCAGATTGTAAATCGCCAACCCTTCGAAGAAATCACCACCCGGAGAGTTGATCGAGACAACCACATCCTTCTCACCAATATTGCGCAGCGCCGCTGAAATTCGCTTGGCAGTCACCCCGTCATACATCCAGCTCTCGCCAATTGGATCGAGGATGGAAATGGTATTCTCGCCGTCCTCACCAGCTGCTGCCTTGATATCGGGATTCCAGCGCTGCTGTACGCTTTCAGCAATCGCACTTTGAAGACCTTTCCCAGCCAGTACCGGGACATTTGGCAAATTGCGGATGCTCATTTGTCTTCCTTTCCTAGCAAGTCGACCAGTCCCATAGAGGTTTGAACAACTAGCTCATCACTGTTGCCGCCACGCCGAGGCAGATTGAGCTTGTCGCGACCTTCATCGCCAGACATGAAGCCGCCCATGCGCATTTTCAGGAGGAAATCACCCTTGGCTTTACTGTCCATTTGCAGCATGGCTTCACGGTTATATTCCGCGTACCAGCGCTTTCGCTTCTCAATCGGAATGAGGTCTTTCAGGATGCGTTTTTCATACTTGACCAGCAGTGGATTAATTCCGAGAGTCAACCACGACAACATCACCGCTTCTACGCCACTGCCCCACATTGTTTGGCCCTCTGCTGAGTGACCAATCACAATCGGGGGAACACCAAACCATCTGCAAACATCTTCAACGCTGTAACGCCTCGTTTCCAAGAGCTGTGCATCTTCTGGGTTCATCTGAAGCTGCTTATAAGCAAGGCCAGCCTCCAGCGTTAGAATTTTGCCCGCCTTACTCGATCCTGAGAATTTTGTGAGGATCGCCTGAAGCTGGTCTCGCTGCTCCGCATTAAGGCTATGATCAGAACTCAAAACACCCGCAGCCATCATCGCATTGGAGAAAACACTGCCTGCTGTTTCGTCGGCAGCTATCGCGGCACCTATCGAGTTTGCTCCGTATTTGATCGCTGACATGCCAAGCCCATCACCAGCACCAAAGCCGCGCAAGTGAAACACCTTCTCAGCAGGCAAAGTGCTATGCTTGCCCCGATCACAAATGTCGTAAACCAGCTCACTAGCTGAGTTCCGCTTCGGGGTAATGTTCAGCAGGGGCTTCAACCCAACTAGCCTTTTCCCTAAGAAGATCTTCTCTGCGCAGCCATTGCCGCGCAAAACTGCATGAGCAGTCATCCCCTCCCAGAATTCAACAGCGGTTTGCTCACGATTTGGGGTTTCACAGAGGATCTCACACAAGTCGTCTTCAACCTTCACTCTGCTGTCGCCCTCACCCTTCTCATAAATCGCGAGAGGAAGGGTTGAGACCACCTGCGCAGTTTTGCGAACGCAGTCCCAAACCGCAGAGACAGCCAGAGCTGTAGTGGCATTGACGGTTTTGCCCGCAGCAGAAGAGTGCCCGCCAACAGACCAAGGGTCCCCTCCGCTGAAATTGACCCACCCGGACTCACCTGCACGCAACTCTTGCTTAATGCCGCGAGCTGCTGCTTTTAGAAATCTGATCATATAACCATCACCGGATTGTTGAGGAAATCATCCAGGCCATTATTACCTTCAGCCACCGGATGACGACTCATAAGATCGAATGCATTGAACGCTGCTGTAAGCGGGTCAATTTTCATAACCCCTGCGGCTTGCTTGGTCACATAGTCAGCGTTGCCGCGCCTTTCGGTTTTGGCGTTGGAAACACACCACGCCATCATCCGCGAACCGCCGTGAACCAGAGATTTGTCTGCGAGTTTTCGTGCCATGCCTTTGGTTACACCTGAGAGCTTATAGCCTTGAGGCACACCAACGACCTGCTCTTGTTTGACCTCCCGCTCAATCAGTTCATCAATGATTGTTGCAACTCCAACCGGATCCAGCCCGATTGCGTTCTCTTTGGGAAACAGGCCACGGTCCAGAACTTGCTCCATGTAGTCGGCAACAATTAGAGCATCGTCCTCCGCATTCTCGCAGATGAACAGATCACCATCTTTCGCAAAATCCAGAAGAGCTGTTGCAATCTGCTTGCGTTTTTCCAGCACACTGTTGTGGCAACACGCACAAGCCCAAAGCAGCCACCTGTTCTTATCCCTCTCACTTTCTTTTTCACGCCCGATAAAACAAAGCCCTAAAAGGTCATCCATTCCACCGCCATCAACCCCAGCAGTCACGACTTCACATCGATCCAGAAACTCTTCAAAATCCCGGATGGCAGTGAACTCAGCATCCCGCCAATAGTCGGCCCCAGCCCATCTATCTCGCCGCAGGTTCATGCCGATTGGCACATTCAGATGCTTGGCAAGGAAGCTCTGCTTGTCTTCTTCACCCGTTCCATCCATGGCTTCACGAAGTTTGGATTCCAGCCAATTCTTACGAACGGAACGCCCTAGATTGGGATTGGTGATGTAGTAGTTTTCCGGCTTCAGGTAATCCTTGTTCTTGAGCATTGCTTTTGGGAACTCGTAGAGAACTCCCAGCCGCTCAGGATCGTGAATTTTCCCGTCGCGTACATCGCGGTAATATTCAAGTTTACTCTTCCACACCCCTGCTGGCGGCTCATCGGAATGCGTGGTCAGGTAAACAACAAACCCTTCAGGACGAGCGATCAATCCGCCAGTGGCCTCCTGCAGCATGGCAGCAGCCTTCGGCTTCTTGCCAAACAACCACAGCTCATCAACCAGAACGAAGCCAGCTTTTTTGCCAGATAACGTGTCGCTGTCAGCCGCCACAATCTTGAGGTTTGAGTTTGTGGTCTCATGTTTGATTGTTCGCTGGTGCGTAATCACCTTGAGGATGCTTTTGAGTTCTGGATCGTAGGAAACCATCGCCGCAGCAGGATCAAAGCAATTGTTGGCGACCTCAATTGTAGGAGCCAACAGCAGCAGCTCATTGAGGTGACGCCAGTTGCGAATAAGCGCTGTCACCATAATCCCTGCTGCTATGGTGGACTTAGCGTTCTTCTTTGAGATCAGGAGCAGGAACTCGCTGATCAAACGCTGCCCTTGTTCCGCGTCATAGGCTCCAAAGATCGCACCAACAAAATCAAACACCCACTGGTCACAGCACTCACCAAATGTCGGCATTCCCGGAACATCAACCACCTTGAGCGACTTGAAGACATTCAAAGCCGCCTCTGCTTCAGCAGAGAACAAAGGATCGAAGGGAATGAGAGATTTCCCTTGAGCAATCCGTTGTTCCCAATCCACGCAGGCTGTTGACCAGTGCTGAGGTTTCAAGACAAATCTTTCTTCAGTTGATCAGCTGAGGAGCTTGGGGAGGTGCATACTTCCCGTCATAGGTTTCTGCTGTTTTCTTGCGCTCTTCTTTTTTGCCAAGCGCTTTTTCAGATGCAGCAGGAACACTCTTTCCGCGGTTAGCAATCGCCTCTGCAAGCTTGTCACGATCAGAACTCTCAAGCCGTGAGAAGATCTCTTTGATCGCTGACACTTTCCCGGCTTCAGCCATGTCCATGAGCTTGCCCAGAAGCTTGGCTTCTACCCTCGCCCGCGCATCATCCTTGACCTTGAGCTGACGAAAATAATTCTTGCGCAAAGTAGGAGCTGTGATCCCTAAAGCTGCTGCAATTTCATCCTGAGTTTTCCCAAATGCCAGTAACTGCATGACAAGTCTACGCTTTTCGTCTGTCACCACATGAGGCGGACGCCCTCGTTTTCCAAATCCTTCAGGGATTGGATCGCCTAGCAGGTCAAAATCGAAGTCGGCCAAAAAAAAATCTCTCAGTTATAATGGGGCGGGTAAGGGCCATTCAGCCCCCGGACTTTCACCCCACCCCCCATTTTCCCTTTAAAATCAACGACTTGGCAGTCCAGCCGCTAAAGCCTTCACAGCCGTCTCAGAGGCGCTCAACAGCTCCCGAGCAACTCATCCAAACTGAATTTCACTTTATAAATCAATGGCTTCGCAACGCATCCGCCGCGCCTTTGCTGTCTTCCGGTTGTGGCACCACGTGCAAAGGCATTGGATGTTGCCCGGATCGAGGTCAGCGCCGCCATCCTTGCGCTCGACGATGTGGTCAGCGATGAGCTTGTGTTGCAGCTTCGAGAAGTCCTTGCCGCACATCTCGCAGACATAGCCGCGCAGCTGCTTGATGTACTTGGCGAGAGCCTTCCATTCAGCCGTGAGGTAGAACGGATCGACCGCCTTCGGCGCTTTGCGCAGCGTTGAGCCCAATGTGTTCAGGCGTGGTGTGATGGATTTGAGTGGCAACGGAAGCAGCCTTCAAACAGAAAAAAGGCCCGCTTCTCAGCGAACCAGTTAACGCACTCCGCATGCGTGTTAAAATTCCATAGAAACTCTTCGCGCCAACTCCGCCTCTCGGCGTCTTATGTTGACTGGGTCTCGTGTCTGGGTCGCTTCTGTTTGGTGTAGCGGGTTCTAGCCGCTCAGGCCCCAAGAGATTCACGTGATCGTCCTAGGGCTCATCATGGTTATCCTTGCGTAAGTTTGTCAACTGTCACAGTTGCCTTAACCACTCGCCCGAATGCTTCAACCTCCACATCGACCAGCTCACCGCGCTTCCTAACATCGCGCACCACACCCTTCAATTGAGCACCGGTTCCAGCTTCCAACAGAATATCACTGCCAATGCTAAGCAGCTGACCCTTAATCAGTTTACGTCCAACCTCAGCATCGCAAGCCGTATCAATGACACGAAGCATTTCTCGCACCGGCACGCGATGTGGCGCTCCCTCTGGAGTGCTCGAAAGAATTTTTTCCACACCATCACATTGTCGAACTAAATCGCAGGTCTGGCCAACATTCGCAGCCAACCCTACGAACAAGTAACGAGGGAACATCAGACAACTCACGGCGATCCGTTTCTTCCTTGTCTTCGATTTCCGATCATCAGTCATCATCGGCAAGTAACCGATCAGACCAGCAGCAGTGATACCCTCGAAAGCACGGTCCTCGCATTTCGGATTGGTTCGCACCACAATCCACTCAAGCGAGCTGCTTCTGATGAGCGAACGCATGAACTGATAGTTGCGCTCAAGCGCTCGTCTTTCCTCGTTGGGAGCAGTCTTCGTCATTCAGCAGCCTCCTGAGTTGCCGTTGTGGTGTTGGTGACTTGATTGTGCGCTGCTTCAAAGCTCTCGAGAGCTGCTGTCACAGCCTCAAGCAAAGTCTCGTATTCATCACCAACAAGTCTCGGCATCCAGACCCACTCTGGCAGCGCATGATCAGGAGCAAACCTAGGCCAGCCGCGCTCCTGGTGAAGCTGCTTCCAAGCCTGCCAGATCTCGCTGCCAACCTTCACAACTTCAAACTCATCACCCAACGAAGACAGCTCACTCGGGACTGTTCCACCACTTCGCTTTCGTTCGGCAGCTTGATGCATGAGAACAACCGAGTCCCAACCGTATTTCGACAATCGGTCCAGCTTCTCTTGCTTCTCGATATCTCCCCCAGCCGTTAGTCGCCCTTGGATTATTGAAGGTGGTTTCGGAAAGTGCTCAGGCGCAAGGGGAGGCTTGAGCAGTTCGGAAAACCGATAAGCTCCCCAAAGCTTGCCATAGGGCTTGGCTATCTGCACCTCACCGCCCTCATTTCCAGAGCCTTTGGGCAGCAGCTCCCACCGCTTTTCCTTGAGATAAGTCAGCAGAGAGCAAATCTTGGTGCGACCTAAATCCCTGATGTGTTTCTCGTAAGATTTCGCCAGCTTTGCAGCTTGATTGCGTTCCTCCTCAGTCAGTCCAAACCACAGCCGCTCAGCAGCTTCCACACTGTCGCCTGCCCCTGTCGACCAGCCAGCATGAACCTTTTTCAGCCTTCGAACCCACGTTTCACGAGAGACTTTGCCTTTATTGTCATTTTTTACATTCTCGCTCTTACACGCGCCATCTCTCTTCTGGACTGGTATTGGATTGTTAAATGGACTGTTCTTATCTTGGTGCACGTCGTGCACCACCTTAGGTGCATCAGGTGCACCACCTTCATGCACCTCGTGCACCACCTTTTTTGAGTGAGCTGGTGCATCTGGTGCACCGCCTTCCTCCTCAAACTCGGTAGTTTTAACCATCCGCTCAGATAAGCTGGGCGCAACTAAATCACGCTCAGGCCACCGCGCCACGTACTCATGGCGCTTCCATCTTTGCCCTCTGAAACCATGTTGGCTGACCTTGATCCAACCAGCTGCACGAGCCGTCTCGATATGGTTGAGAACTGCCCGCTTGCTCAGCCCGCTATACTCCATCAAATCTTCAATTGACGGATAGCAGCTCTCCCCCATCGTGTTCATGAACATGCTCAAGGTTTGCAGCACATGCTTTGTGGTCGCCGGAAGTTCAGACTGGCAGAAGGCTTGCCGCCAATTCCATGCCTTTCGGTCTCCGCTCATGTCCAGCCCTCCATTTCCATTTCAGGAGACTTGAGCATGTAGTCGTTTCGCCTGAGTTTTGCGCCCGTCGCATCAAAGCGCCGTACACCAATCCAGCCAGCCCGTTGTGCCCTCTTGAGGTGCTTGGTCACCACCGGTTTGCTCAAGTTGGCCCGCTCTGCCAGATCGCTAACGGGCACCGTAAAAACCTCACCAACGCCGCCGACAAACAAGCTCAGTGTATGCAGTACTAAGCAGGTGCCGGATTCCATATGGTATTGCGAGAACTCGCGCCGCCACTCTTCAATGTTCCGAAATTCACGCACTGCAAGCCTCCATTGGCTCAAGGTGAGAAAAGAGCGGCCCTGCATCATCATCTGCCGCTGATTGATGGGATTTTCGTTCTGCTGGCCCCATCCAGTCTTGTTTGATGCGTTCTTGCGCAATCGCTGCATATTCTGGATTGAGCTCAATCAGGATCGCTTGCCGACCAAGGCGTAGCGCGACTAAGCCAGTCGTGCCAGCACCACCAAACGGGTCCAAAACAACACCATCTTTCGGACAACCCGCTTCAATGCACCGCCGCGCTAATTCAGGAGGAAACGTCGCAAAATGAGCACCGGGGAATGGGCGCGTTGCCACATTCCAAACTTCAAGCGGAGCAGGCTCATAGTTGCGAAGATTGCGCCCATTCGCCTGCTGTTCCTGCTTGGTCATCTGGTCCCAGCGGCCATCAAATCCGGCGTGTCGTTGCCTGTGACCGCGCTGCTTATCCGATACAAGCTTGTTTCCTACGCTCTTGCGCTTCCCTGCAGAATTAGCCGTGTAGGAACCACCTCGGAAGCCATTTGCATCCTCAACACCGACGCGCCCTTGCCGGACCGCAGCAGCATCGTAGAAGTAGCGTGGGGACTTTGTGACAAGCCAGATCTTCTCATGTGCGCCTGCTGGTCTGTCCCGTACGCTTTCCGGCATAGGATTAGGCTTTGCCCAAATGATCTCACCGCGTACCCACCACCCCGCATCTTGCAAGGCAATTGCAAGCCGGTTTGGCACCATGCAAAGGTCTTTGGGCTTCAAACTGCCTTGAATGGTTGAGAACGGTTTTTGGGTGAATGTCCGGTCGTCTTTTCCTGTTCGGATCCGCCCGTCTGCATCAGACTTGTGCCCTGCCGGACTGGTTGCGTAGCAGTCGCCGTAATTGATCCAGCAAGTACCTTCTGGTTTCAGCACCCGCCGCACTTCCTCGAATACTTCAACCATCTTATCGAGATGTTCTTTCAGCGTTGGCTCAAGCCCGAGCTGCCCCTCAACTCCATAATCACGCAGCCCCCAATAAGGAGGGGATGTGACGACGCAATCAACTGAGTTGTCAGCCATTTCACGCAAACGGTCGAGCACATCCCCCAACCGGAATTCGCAAGGTAGATCGCCAACAAAGATGTATCCAGGAGAGGTCATGCAGCAACCCTCCCGAGGGATTCCGCAGATCGACGCTTAGGCGAATGCGTGTTGCAATCGGCATCGCAAAAAGATGCAGAGAGCCTTGCCGGATGCGCCAACATGGCAAAGCCCTCTGCGCACACTGGCGGGAAAGGAACAGCCAGCATGGGTGATGATGAAAGTTGGGAACGTCGCAGACGAAATCTCGCTGCACTTATCGCGTATAAACGCTTGAACCCGGCACAGATTTCAGAAAAAGCGGGTTTTAGCAAAAACACCATAGGAAAGTTTATTAGAGGCGAGACCCATTCTTTACGCTGGGATACCCTTGACGCCATCTGCAAGATACTTGATCTACCAAACGCAGATCGGCTTAACAGCGAAAACCCTCTTTCAAGTTCCAAAAATGAACTCCAAAAGAGAATAGAAGCTATGTCTGAGGATGAAGCCGCAGATCTATTAGAAGCACTCAATAAATAATTTTGCTGGTTCCGCCCCCTCACCTCAGATTACTCCTTGCTCTTCAGAACGCGAACGAAGAGCACAAAGCCCGTGAATAACTTCTTTGATGAGTTCAATTTTGGCGTTGCAGTAATCACTGTCATTCTCAGCTAACGACTGAGTGAGAATTGCAACTAAGTTCAATAGCTTTTGCGATAAATCGACAACTCCCAAGTCTAGGGCATTTGTCTTTTGACAAACCTCAGGAACCGGAACAAATACACCACCACCCAGTTCACAAAGTTGCGCTAAGAGCGGAGCAATTTCACCTGCCTCTCTTCTGTCTAAGATCATATCGGCCAGCACATCAACAGGCATGAAAACGTCTGTATGCCTAGGATTACCCGTGTTCCCGTAGTCACTCAGAGTTTTCGGGTTTACACGAGTGATCATCGCAGCACTCTCCTGCCCACCACAAAGTGCGGTTGTCCGATGAGTTGCTTGCTTAATTGCGCGACGATCCTTGTCGCCCGTTGGTCTTTCAAGCTTCATTCTCAACTCCCCAATTTGCAGCCTTATTGGGGGATGACGCGACTTCACTTAACGCAGAAACTTCTGTGCGTAAATCGACAAGTCGTTGACTCTGCTCTGGAGTGAGCGTGACAGTCTCAACAGTGTGAGGGATATCATGAATAGCACAATGAACGAGTATTGGAAAAACGTATTTCCTTGGAATTCCGCCGTTTGTTCCGCCTCTCTCGGCAGGAACACGCCACTTTTTGACAGTATGTTCGCTTGTACCGAGCAGTCTTGAGACAGCTCTCAAACCGCCCAAATCTCTAATTACAGTTGTAGCAGGTTCCATAGATCATGCCCAATTTGTGCGATAACAGCCCAAACAGAACATATATGTTCGATATTAGTCAATTGGAAAATGTTTCGTATTGGTCTAAAAAAGCACAAGACAACAATAACAACAGAGTGCATAACATGATTATGCCTACAACTACCGCAAGTGAAATCCTAGCCAAGTGGCTTGCAGATGCTTTGGACAAGGCCGGAAAAAGCCAGTCTGACCTTGCGCGCGATCTCGATCTAAGCTCCCAAAAAGTTAACCGCATGGTACAGGGAGCTAGAGAGATTTCTGGCGTAGAGCTTATCAAGATATCGGACGCGCTAAACGTACCCATCCCATCCCTCTCAGACACCAATGCGATGAAAGAAACCGCGCCTACGCCCCTCGATGCGAACGACACGCAAACCCAGAGAAGCGCAGCAGGTAGTTTCAGTGAAGAAGCTTACGACAAAGCCTTCACAGCAGCTCTAGAGATTGAGAAGCGCGAATTTGGCGGCAACATGCCCCTGCAGGACTTCATAAATGCTGTGACCATCGGTCTCAAACGCCAAAAGAAGTAAGTCCTGTACCGCACATATATATTGCTCATAAATGCAAGTTGTGCTCAGATATCACCCGAGAGGGCTTGTGACATGGACAGTTTTAAGAATTTCCCTGATCAGTTAATTAATGTAAATAATCAAAAAAAATCCAGTAACTTTGAAAAACTAACCTATCTAGCAAATGTTATAGACTGCAATCATATTCTTCAATGGGAATGTATACAGCAATTCGGCCACTGTGACTTTGAAAACCTTAAGTCACTTGATCAAGAGTTACTCTACTTCAAAAGCCGAAAAGCTATCATCAGAGAACTTGAACGCATCAAAGCATTTGCATCATGAATTACACAGAAGAAGTCCCAATCAACTTGGTTGAACGCGGACTTGCAAACTCCCGCGCTCAACATCTTTACAGGATCTGGTCATCTGAAAGGACGAACCCAGGCCTTCCTACAGATCTTTTGAAACAGAGCCCGCACTTACTTTTAATGTCAGGCGAAGCCCCAAAAGGTGACAGCCCAGAAATACTCTTTGTCGGACACAAAACACTATTAGGAAAACTCATTCCCAAAACGCTTGAACCAGAGGACAGCACCCCAAAAGCCCTTATTGAGCCCAACTTTCGCCACCAAGTGCACCCTGGCTTTCTTACCGCCATTTCGGGTGATCCAATTTACGAAGTCATTTCTTCCCTCTGCTATCCGAACGGCAATGCAACCCAACTGGTTTACGAACGCATTCTGCTCCCATGGAGACTCCACAACGGCCTCGTTCAAATAGTTAGCTATGTGATACCAAGGGGAATTCAGCAGCTAGAGCATCCATCCAATCCAATGCCCACTCGCGGCGATTCAACGCCATCACGAGATCACTGTCAATCGTTGAAGGCTTCTCATCCCACCGAACACCGACTGGATGAACCGCTGAGAAACCATAAGCCAGAGGGTATCGCTTACACCACATCTTTGGCCTCACCCAACAATACAACCAGTCCGGATTCCATCGCTGAAGAGCAATTGCCATAGCCAAAGGGGAGAAGTGAATATGCACTTTTTTCCCCTGCCATAGCCGCGCTACCCACAGCTCTCCCAAATAACAAACTCGCCCAGACACCTCCCTGAGGTATCTTGGTTGATCTGTTGCCAGCGTTGCTCCATTCCCAAGCTCCCCCGGATAACAACGCTTCCAATACTTAGCCAAATGCCGATCAAGCGTCTGAGCACCCAGCAGATCCAAACGCACCGCACCTAGCGCGATAGTTTCCCCCTCCTCCGTAACAGCCCGCAACCAAAATGCATTTTCCGGCGTATAGGTATTTAGCGCCACCTGAAAATGCTCCGATAAAGCGCGCTTATCCGTCGCTTCCGCAAAGCGCTCAAACTTATCGAAATCGCTTCCGTACTCCATCCTCAAACCGAGTTGAAATAGACGGCTTTCCAAGCCGCAAATCACACGTGCAAATACACTCGGATTACCCTCACCAAACTCGACTTTTCCATACATCTCCATAGATACCTCCATGATATTCGACATGCGTATGGTCTTTTTTCGCACAATTTTAATTGACATATTGTGCGAATTATGCACAAACTCTATGCGATGATACTTCGATAATCGAAGATATTCACAACCATAGAGTGAGTTTTGTGAATAAATCTCACTCATGTGCATCGACGTTAGGTGAGTTTTTTCGACGTTTTTAGGAGGATTTCTTGATGCATAGCGCCACAATCATCCAATTCCCTGCGATCAAACAGAGCTCAGCTCAAACACTCTCCAAAACCGTACAGCAAGTCGGCGAAGAAGCGCTCGCCCAGACGAAGGACGCTCATAGAGACCTCTGCACGTTCCTCTCTGACTTGAGCTTCATGGTCAAAGAGACCCCACAGGATCGACGCGCGATCAGCGCTCGCATCCTCGCCATGCACGAAACTCTCACCAACGCCGATATCGCGCTGGTGAAGATGCTTCAGCAAATGGAGGCCGCAACTCCAGCAGGTACTCTTTAGAGCCTCCAACACCTCACCTCTTCGCTCCCCTCAATCACGAGGAACAGTCCCATGAATAGCATTGAGAAAGTCGTATCTAGTAATCTCTGCCGCGAGATCCTGTTCCACGTGAACGAGGCCGCGAAGCTATCCGTTCTGGTGGTCTTCGCCATAGTGCTGCTGCTCCTCGCCCCCGCCCTTGATGAAACAGTAATCGAGGCAAAACAGAGCATCTCCTCTGAGTTCATCAGCACCCAGCTTTCCTCTTTTGACGTCCTAAACGAACGCTAGAAGGTTCATGCGCCTATGAAACGTAAAGCGAAATTCCAGACTGAAGCCGAGATGTGCTCAGTGTTCCTAAAGAACTTGCCGGAAGGCTGGACCGCTTACCCGGAATGGAACAATTGGGACATTGTTTTGGTCCGCGACTGCGATGGCTTTCAAATCGGCATAGAAGCCAAGCTGCGCTTAAACGCCAAGGTCGTCACTCAAGCTGCAGAACGCGCCTATGAGATCACCAAGCCGGGACCAGATTGCCGTGCGATCCTCATTCCCGAGGGCCACAGAAACGATCTGGCCTTCATTTGCGGACTACTCAATCTGCAAATCATCGAAGTGCGCGACGAAGTGAAGAGCCCCAAATACGACGAATGGTTCTCGCCATCGCTCCCCGTTCTTGATCAATACAATTTCACGTATTTTCCTGAGTTCTTTCCTCTTTCCAGAATGCCATTGCCTGAGATTGTTCCAACTGTAGAAGCTGGCAAACCCTGCCCTACTCGCCTCACAGATTGGAAGATCAAAGCGATCAAACTTTCCATTCTGCTCGAAAAGAACGGATTTGTGACCCGCAAAACCTTCAAAGAACTGGAGTTGAGCCCGACGCTATTTATTTACGCGGGCAAGAATTGGATGGAACGAGGCTCCACCCGAGGACACTGGCAGAAGACCGGAACCTTCCCCGATTTTCGGAACGGCTTTGAAGCGAACTACGCAGAGCTGGAACAGCTCTTTCCTGATTGGTCCCAACAGTTGAGCCTTTAACATGCAAGCAGAACTCTTCAATCTTTCCGCCAGCCGGACCTCTCACGAACTCATCGCAATGGAGGAAGCAGCATGACCTTCCTTCCCCTCATCTTCACTGTAAACACCCTCCGCATGTGGCAGCTCTACTGGTTCGGAATGGAGCCGGCTCGCTATGGAACAGCCCTAGAGCAGGAGAACGAGCAATGAAGTGCCCTAGCTGCGTTGGAACCGGACGCGATGACTATTTCCACCTTGCATTAAGCGAGTGCGAACGCTGCAACGGAACCGGCTCTCTCCCAATTGAAGACCTCAATCCGTCTGCCCTGAAGACTGCTTCGAAAGCTTTTTGGGAAACTCAGTCTACGAGCAACCAAGTGCCTTTCGACGAACTCACCCTGAGCAATCAAATGGACCTCTCTTGGCACGCTGCGAAGATCATTCTCGCCTACCAAGAACGCGACGAAGAAACACGGAGCTAACCATGCCAGTCTTAGCACCTAAAGCCACAGCGTCAGCAGTCGAGACCATCAAAGAAACAGCCAGAACCGCTGGCTACTCTATGCCTGCATTCAAGCGGATCATTGAGGAGTTTATCTACCCTCTTCGCTGGTCAGAACGGCAGTCTCGCCCGTCTCACGATCCTTACTTTAAGACCTCCGAGTTCTACTCAAAGCCACCTCTTATGCTCTACATGATCGTGCGCAGGGACTGGTATAACGGGAAAACCGATTGGCTTGCATACTTCCAGCGCTCCAACGGCATCTATTCTTCAGACAACAAACCACACAGCACATTCGAAGAAGCAGAAGCAGCCTGCAACAAGTTCCACCGCGACCACGTCTTGAAACTTATCGACCTGGAGGCAGTTTGCAGCGAGGTCTTTGAGATGGTGGCGAACATGCTGGAAGCCCAAACCGGCACAGCCGACAAAACCCCGTGCCCCTCCTGCTCTGGCAACGATGCAAACCGTTGCGACTGCGTAGAGGATTACTGCACCTGCACGCTCCCTCGCACAAATTGCGACCATTGCAACAACAAAGGCTGGCTACCCCAAACACCCGCCAGCAACCTCCTCACTGAAGAGGAGGGCAAGCTGGCAACATTCCAGCACGTTACCCACGCCCATTAGCATTGCCGAGGTTACTCCTCCCAAGCGCGAAAGCGTCGCCTCGGCATGAGCGGCTCAGGAAAGGCGCACCTGAGCCGCTACCCACCCTTCTCAACACTGGTCGCAACCTAAGCTCAAAGAGGCACAGCAATGAGATTGGAAACAGAAGTCAACCCAATTCATATCGGCATTACACTGACAACCAAACCGGAAGCCTTAGCAGAGCTACTCACCGCCGTTGCTGTTAACGCTCCCTCTGAGCTTGCCGAGCAAGTCAACGAGCATATGCCGGAAGCCCTACGCGACCGCACATCCAACCTGCTTGAGAAACTACTCATCGCAATCTCAACCTGAAACCAATGAGGTGATAAATGTTAGATGGCAAAACCAATCCGTTGAACTTCCCGCCTCGCGGTTTAGGTAGAGTGGATGCCGCCAAGTACATTGGCATAAGCGCAAGTCTTTTCGATGAGCTGGTTGCAAAACGTTTGATGCCTGATCCTAAAATGATGAACACCAGAAAAGTCTGGGATATCCGAGAGCTGGACAGAGCTTTCGATGAGCTCCCGCATTCCAACCAATCAGCAACAACAAACAGCAACCTACCAAGCGACTTCGTGTAACCATGAGCACAACAAAGTTCAAAGGCGTTCATACCGAACGAGATCGACACGGAAAAATTCGCAGGTACTTTCGCAAAGACCGACAGTCACGCAGAATCCGCCTTAGAGAAGAGCCCGGAACACAAGCTTTTCTTGATGAGATCGCCCGCGCTCAGCTTGGGTTAACAAAGCCTGCACCCCTGGCAAAAGATAAGCCGAAGAAGACTATTCGAAAGGTAAAAGGAACATTCGGCTGGCTGGCAGAGGAGTATCTCAGTCGAGTAGGACCCACCTTTGCAAAGTCAACAGTAGACCAAAAACGCCGAGTGCTCACCGCTATTGGCGACGAAACGTGCTTGAGCGCCTCTGCGTCTGCTTTGCGAGATATGGACTATCGCGGACTAACCAAAGCACACGTCACTAAACTGCGCGATCAAAAAGCCGGTACTCCTGAAGCAGCAAATCACCGTGTGAAAGCTCTATCAGCCCTTTTCGAGTGGGCTTGCGGAGAAGCTGAACTTGCAGAAACCAACCCCGTCCATGGGGTCAAGAAGTTCAAGTCAAACACGACCGGCCATCATACCTGGACACAAGATGAGATGGACCAGTTTGCTGCTCACCATAGCCCAGGTTCAAAAGCCCACCTGTGCTTCACAGTTTTACGCTACACCGGCTTGCGCATATCCGACGTTTCTCGACTTGGACCAAAACATCTCTACACTGATCGCGAAACAGGCTTGCTTCACTTTAAGATTGCAACCAAAAAGAATGAGAACAACACCTCGAAGGTGATTGATATGCCGGTACTCCCGCCACTAGCATTGGCTATCAAAGATCTCGATGAACAGGCAACGTTCGTCCAGACACAGTGGGGAAAACAGTACTCCATAAAAAGTCTTGGGAACCGCTTCAGCACTTGGTGCAATCAAGCAAATCTTCCTCATTGCTCCGCTCACGGAATCAGAAAAGCTGATGCCGTTCTGGCTGCTGAACAAGGCGCAACCGCTCATGAACTACTGAGCATGTTCGGCTGGGAGAAACTAAGCACCGCCGAAATCTATACGCGAAAAGCAAACGCAAAAAGACTGAGCCAAACAGGCTCTTCAAAACTGCTAAAAAAGTGAGGGAAACCAATTTGCTAAGTCTTTGATTTTTAGTCCTTAGACTTTCCCTCACCTACCAACTAACAATATGATTATTCAAATATAAATCGCTTCGGCAGAGGCCTCCATTTTTCTTCCTTTGCATTGATAGTAAAAATCTTTTCGCCTTTGGGGCCTAGAAGAATTGCGCCTTGCAATCAGTCTTGCCTCACGTTTTACAACACCGGTGGCGCGTCTATTTTTACGCGACCAATCTCCCGGTGATGGCTCGGTTTTCCTGTCAGCTTGCTCCTGAAATTCAGATAACCCGAATAAATTTCCGACTGACGCCCTTTTACACCCGGCAGTGAGCGCAAGTCTAACCCAGGCCATGGGAAGTAAGGTGATCGGCGCAAATCTGCGAAAAGGCCGACACGAGCACCTGGGCGCGTTGCAATCCCGCGGCGGTGGAACCCATGCGTATCAGCAATCACCAGTGAGTTTGCCGGCACATCAAAGCAGACGGGTTCACCATATCCCATCCTCAAAATATCTTCCTCACTGGCTCGAAAAGAACCCGCTGCATGCATGCCATCTGGATGCTGAACCGCATTCAAGCTCTGTTCAAACTCCCAGGCAGTCCGCTCCGGCGTATAACGATGAGACCCCGGCACGTAATGAAAAGGTCCATCAGCAACATCAACATCGCGCAAAAACAACCACGCTTTCGATGTGGCGTGGAATGTATCCATATGAAAATCAGTTTGCGGGTCTTTCCTCGTTTTTTCCAAATCCCACAAAACGGCATGCAAAAACACAATGGGATCCGCATTGTAAGACGCCACATAGCGCATCGCATTTTGCAAATAAGGATCGCGAACTGCCCTGCTCAAACCCGGTAGGTCTTTCAGCACCGAAGGCGGCAACCCAATGAACCGCGTCACCGTTTTCCCCTGCCGCATTTCACTTGCGGCAAACGCATTCGTGGCAATCTCATCCTGAACTTGCGCAAAAACATCCTTGGAGAGGAAATTCTCTTTCACTACGTATCCATTACGATGAAAAAACGCTTTATCTTCCTCTGGCAGAAAGCGCACCATCTGACGACGGCGCAGTGCAGCCATTTTTTCAGCCCACGCCACACGCTTCAGATAAAACCCACGCTCATTTAACCAGCGACTTCCGATAATCGGATTTTTCTTAAATGACTTTTGTCCCATCAAGGCATCAAGAGCCCAGATAGGACTTTTTAAAATTCGCAACACACGAGCCCCCACTCCTCTGACAAAACGGCCAGAACCTGTGCAGTAACAAACACACTACGTATTCCTGTGTCCATTTGCCATTTAAACTCATCAAGCAGGCTATTGCAGCACTGATGATTTAAAGGGCAATTTCCGATGAGCGATACACTTGATCAACCAACTAAGCGCTCAGCTCCCAAACGCCGCAAAAAAAGGCGTCGCAAAGCCGAGTTTGCCTCCGAAAGCGACATGTGCACCCATTTCATCAACAAGCTTCCCGAAGAGTGGGTCGCCTACCCGGAGTGGGGCAACTGGGATATTCTGCTTGTCAGGAAGAAAGATGGGTTTCAGGTTGGCATCGAGGCCAAGTTGCGCCTCAACGCAAAAGTCATCTCTCAATCTGCAGAAACCGCCTATCACTGCGACAAACCCGGGCCGGATTGCCGAGCAATCCTGATTCCAAAAGGCTCCAATCTCGACTTTCAACCGGTTTGCAACATACTATCTCTGCAGATCATTGAGATTGAAAGCGAAATCTCTAAAAGCCCAAGTACCGTCAGTTGGTATCGGCCCAAACTCCCCAATCCAGATCGCGCATCCCCAGCAGGAAACTTCAAAGAGTTTTATCCCTCCGAACGACTGGAACTCCCTGAAATCATTCCAATTGTTGCAGCTGGCAAGCCCTCGCCCATCAAGCTGACACCGTGGAAAATCAAAGCCATCAAGCTTGATATTTTGCTGCAAAAGCATGGCGTGGTTACGCGCAAACTGTTCAAAGCCCTCAACCTCAGCACAACGCTCTTCCTTCATTCCGGCAATGGCTGGATGTTGAAGGGATCAGAACGGGGTGCATGGACACGCGGCCCCAGTTTCCCCGATTTCAGAATAGGGTGCGAAGAGAACTATGACGAGCTGGAAAAGCGTTACAAAACATGGGTTAAAACCTTGCCGATGGAAGGCATCCTCGCACCGGAAACCGAAAAAGAACCTGCCTCATGAGCGAATGAGCAGCCCTTTGTTGTTGCATGCAGAACAAACACCCCGAAACAACAGAGTTTCACTTGACCTAAATAGCTGCTAGATTACCCTTAGGTAAACCAAGCATCTGGGAGGGAGCGATGGTTTTCAAAACGCAAGATGAGACGGGCACACTCAAAACATTCAGGGACGCAAAGCGATATTACTGGCTAATTGCTTATGCCAGCAGCAGTGTCACGCTCATCACAGTCGCGCTTTATGCCTACACGCACGTCACAGCAACTCTGTTCATTCCCCTCGTTTACTTCTTCATCGTCATTCCCGGTCTGGACGCTCTAATCGGCGAAGACCAGTATAATCCGCCTGATGATGTGTTGATCCAGATGGCAGAAGATCCTTATTACAGCCGGCTTGTGCGCTGGCTGGTTCCATATTCGTGGATCAACCTTTTTGCAGGCGTATGGCTTGTTGGCACCTATGACCTCCCTCTCTGGCTGATTGCTCTGTTTGCCTTTGGCAAAGGCTTGTTCGGCTCTGGCACCATCATGCTTGCCCATGAGCTCGGCCACAAAACCAACAAGACAGATCAGTTACTGGCCAAGTTTGCCCTCGCAGTTGTCGGCTACGGTCATTTTTGCATTGAGCACAATCGCGGCCACCACGTGTATGTGGCAACGCCAGAAGATCCCGCCAGCTCCCGCATGGGAGAAAGCATCTACGCCTTCGCTTGGCGCGAGATCCCCGGCGCGTTCGTCAGAGGCTGGCAAAACGAAAAGGAGCGCTTGCACAAGAAAGGCCTCAGCACCTTCTCAGCGAAAAACGATATCTTGCAAGGCTACGCCATCACCCTGATTGTCTTTGGCATTTGCACCGCCCTGTTTGGCTGGAAGGTTCTGTTATTACTGGCAATTCAAAGCGTGGTTGCTTGGTATGGCCTGACGCAGGCAAACTATGTGGAACACTATGGCCTTCTGCGCCAAAAGGACAAGAATGGCAGATACGAGCGCTGCCAGCCGCGCCACTCATGGAACACAAACCACATCTTCTCAAACCTGAGCACGTTCCACCTGCAGCGCCATTCAGACCACCACGCCAATCCGCTGCGCCCCTATCAAACCCTGCGAAACTTCCCGGACTTACCCAGCCTTCCCAGCGGATATCCCGGCTGCTTCGCACTGGCGGCCATCCCTTCACTGTGGTTCAAAACAATGGACCCCAAAGTTCTGGAATGGGCTGGCGGAGACATCAACAAGGTCAATCGCGTTGATGGGTATGAACCTGTTGCATACTCTGCGCCGAACATCTGTTGA